CCCTGATAGTTCTTTCTTGAGTTGATCTGCTGTTGGTGCAATCACGACTGTATCGGTCACTGGTGTAAACACACCGACTGCTTTGCCCATCAACTCCAGTGCTTTTAATCGAGAGCCCTCCTGCTTGGCAGTCTTGCTCAGTGCCAACAAGCTTTTGAGTACATACCTTTTCGTTGCAGCAGCGTCTTCCGTCAGATGTTCCACAGTCTCTTCCCAAGCTCTTTCAAGCACTGGTGCAATCATTGGATGCCTTGTTAACCTGTATGCATTTGCAGCAATCACCCTGTCACTGCTACCGTCACTTGGGTAGGCTTCCCTATAGGCTTGAGAGTTAGACATCCCACTGATCTTGGCTGCAATGAATGCTTGCTGCTTACTTGTCAGTGTCCTACCTTTGATCTGTCTTACTCTTGGTGCGTCTGCACTCTCGGCAAGCTGTTCGGCTTCGCCTGAGTCATCGGGGTTTTCAAAATCATCAGTGCCCAGTGAGTCTTCCCCCTCTGCGTCCTCTGCTGATTCCAGTGATTTTAAGTACTCTATCGATGTTGGCTTGTCCATTGCATTCTCCTATGTTTAAACACTACCCTGTGCAATTGTACAGTACTGATCGTATGTACAGCATGGTTCGCATTGTATGTTATCCACAGGCTGTGTACAAGTTGAGTTATCCACTGACGATTGTGGATAACCCTGTAAGTTTGGCGTAAGTTTCAAGTAAGTTTGGCGTCAGAAAGGCGTATACGAGACCTCAGAGCATGGGTTAAGGGCTAGGTAGCATCAACCCCTTAAAGTGGCTCAGATTCGTTCAAAATTTGGCAATTAGACACATTGGCGACACCCCTTGGCATGATCCCTGCTACGCGCAGGCGCATATTGTTATTTGGCAGAGACCAGTTCATATCACTGTACAAAACCACAGTATCAATTTTGCAAATTGACACCGTAAAAAAAGCTTGACTGTTTACACAGAACGATATTACATTATTGGTGTGGGCGATATTGCCCCGCTCTGAAAGGACTCCAAAATGACCGTTACCGCTCTCAGCTTCCAAGCAGATATCGCCACTTACGCCTTAAACAGCATGACCCACACACAGCGTCAGTTCCGCAAAAACCCATCGTCTACCAATTGGCAAATGGTGCTGCGCTCCATGTTGGTCTACCAACAGGTCACCACAGCCCGCATCGACAAGCAGCGCAAGATTATTGATGCTGTCACCGCCTTGCCAATGGGTGACTGGGACGAGGCCATCGTACAGGCTGTGCTTGGCATGACCATCTCGGAGGTGATCTGATCATGATCAAGTTCAAAACCTATACCGATGAGATGTTGGCCTACGCCAAGCTTGATTGCTACGAAACACTGGCAGTGGTTGAATCAGGGCAGGACATCACCTACAAGCGCAAGCTGTGGGCTGAGATCGATGCCATTCGGGATGTCCAAATGTCCCGCCGTGCTGTCAAGGCAACGGTAGGGCGCAAGATTAACAATCGGCTATGGCACACCCGCCCCAATGGTCAGCCGTTGGACACTGAGGAATAAGGGGTCAATGATGTACACCGCACAGATCAACGCCTTTGGCAATGTGATAGTTTGCAAAGGCGATGTGTTGCGAACAAGCTACAAAATAATTTTTGTTGGCACTTACGCTGAGTGTTTGAAAATAAAGCTTGACGGCTTAAACTAAACGATATTACATTATCGATGTGGGCGATATTGCCCTGCTACTAGGAGATCAAGATGGACAAGATTTACGCAACGAGGGAAGAGTGGCTCACCGCCGCTGTGGAAGAATTAAGGGCTGTGTTTGATGCCAAGGCTGCGCCTGTGGCGGCTAACATTCGGGTGACCTGTGGGTTTCCTCTCACTGCCAAGCGCAGTGGCAGCATTGGCGAATGTTGGGCGGACACTGCCAGTGCAGACAAGGTCATGGAGATCATGATCAGCCCCACACTGGCTGACACCTACCGTGTGATGGATGTCTTGGTGCATGAGTTGTGCCACACCACAGCAGGGGCGATGAATCACGGTGTGAACTTCAAGAAATCTGCCGATGCTATGCACCTGATCCCCTCAGCAGGGAAAGCAGGGTACAAGGCCACGACTGGCGGCGATAAGTTCAAAGCTGCCTTTGCCCCGATCATTGACTCACTGGGTGCTTACCCTCACGGTGCGCTAACGGTCTCCAACCGTAAGGTGCAGACAACCCGAATGCTCAAGGCTGTGTGCCCCTGCTGCGACTACAGCGTCCGACTGTCCGCTAAATGGGCTGCTCAGGGTCTGCCTTTGTGCAGTAATCCTGACTGCCACGGCGCAACATTTACCTTGGTAGGAGCAGCATAATGGCTAACGATTTCACCATCGATCTGTCCCAACTTCCCGCTCCAGTGCTGCGTGGGGCACTTGAGTTTTACACATCCTACACTTGGAGCAACAAGGTCAACGCTGTGAACCTGCTTGCTGCAGGTGTCCGCAACGGTGTGCTTACCCTTGACCAAATCAGGAACGCCTCGCCCTCCTTTGGAGCAGGGACATTCGGGTCTATTCCGCTTAATGTCACCACTGTTGCCTCCGATGTGGCAGACCGTGCGTTACAGGCTGCGCTTGATGCATCCACGGCAGTCAACCGCTTGAATGACCGTGCAGCGGCTGCTGAGACCCATGTCTCGACACTGGCGAAGATCCTTGAGTCCGACATCAAGGCTGTGCGGGGTCAAGTGTCCAAGATCACCGACATGATCCCCTCTGACCTGATTGCCTCCGAAGTGGCGGCTAAGGTAGCGGCTGCGTTTAAACCATTTGAGGCAGCGGTTGTGGCAGCGGGTGCAGAGGCTGCTGTGGGGTCAATGGTCAAGATCACCAAGCAGGGCACACTGCCTGTCTCCGAGGTTTTCGGGGTCATGGTGACCGATACTTTCGGCAATGAATTGCGGGTTGAAATCTACAATGATGCCAGTGCCCCTGCTGTTGATCCCCATTTTGTTTGGACTGAGTCCATCCTAAAACACCTGCTGCTGTCTCAGACCACAGGCGAAAACCTTTGGTTTGGCGGCGAGAAGGGCACAGGAAAGAGCGAGACAGTGCGCCAGTTCGCAGCTAAGACAGGCCGTGGCTATTGCCGTATCAACTTCCACAAGTACACCACTTCCGAGGATTACATTGGGTCTGTTGGCCTTGAGAATGGCGATACCGTGTTCAAAGAGGGTGACTTCCTGAGAGCATTCAGCACACCCGCTACCCTGATCCTGCTCGATGAGATCACCAACGCTGACCCTGCTGCACTCGCCACATTGAACGGTTTCCTTGAGGCAAACAGCGCAGTCTCCTATGGCGGTTCAGTTCGCCGCCGTGCCCCTGCTGTCTTGATTTTCGCAGCAGACAACACCCTCACCAACGGTGATGAGTCAGGCCGCTATGCGGGGACTCGCTCGATGAACAGCGCACTGGCTGACCGTTTCGCTCGTGTGGTAGCGTTTAAACACATGGACATGGCAACAGAGATCGAGGCTGTGGTTCGCCACACTGGGTGTAATGCCAATCTCGCAGAGCATATCTTGAAGGCTGTCCACGCTTGCCGTGCCAAGGTAGCGTCAGGCGATATCGTGGATGCACCAAGCATTCGCCAAGTGATGGCGTTCATTCGCTCTGTGGCTGTGCTTGGAATCGATGAGGCATGGGCTGCGTCCATCGGTCACCGTCAACCGTCTGAGTCAGCCACTGCCATTGCAGGGATCAAGGCTGCGTACATCAACAGCGTCACCATCGAAAAATTCTTAGGAGTATCAGAATGAAACGCATCAACGGCATTCAATTTCGCCAAGGCGTAGAGAAGGCAGCATTCAAGATCGCTGCTGACCTTGGAATGAAGGTCACCCTTGAGTGGTCAAACCGTATCACTACCGCTGCCATCAGCGATAGAGGTCACATCCTGCTGTCCAGTGTGGCTGATGACGCAGTCGTGAGTCAGGCACTGCTCGATAAGTACATCGGCTTTGTGATCCACGAATTGCTGCACCGCCAGTACACCGACTTTAGTATCCGTACCAACGATCAGTACTTAGACCAATTGCACAACGCAGTGGAAGACGCATGGATCGAGCGCAACGGCATTCAAGCAGGGATGACAGGCAACATTGCCCCACTGCTGACCACCTTGATTGACGGCATGGTGACCGAGGCCAACGATACAGTGCAAGACTGGTCAAACCCTGCTCAGTATCCATTCGTACTGGCGGTGTACCTGCGTGATCATGCAGCTACTAAGTGCCCACTGGCTAATGGCCTTGAGCCTGTGTTCAAGGAGGCGTTTAAACGCTTAGACGATTGCAAGAATTCAGGTGACACCTTGAAGCTTGCACAGTGGGTACACGACCAGTTGAAGAGCCTACCAAAGGATGCCCCTAAAAAGCCTCAGAAGGGGTCAAATCAGGCCGATCAAAGCAAGGGTGAGGGTGAGGGTGCAGGACAGGGTAAAGACGCAGGGAATGAGGCAGGTAACAAGGCAGGTCAAGGCCAAGGTCAGGACGCAGGTCAGGCAACAGCACCAACCAAAACCACCGAGGCTATGGAAGTCGAGCCAACATTGGGTACTGGCGAAGGCTGCTCAGGCACTTACTCTGTCAATGATGTTGAAGTCGCAGACAATCACCTTGGCTATGCTGATATATTCAATATCGACATCAACGTCCCTGCACGGCTGCGTTTTGAAGTGAAAAAGCTTTTCGAGAACAGCGGCACTGATGAGTTCCAAACCAACCGCCGTGCGGGGTCTATCAATGTCAAGGCACTGTCCAACATCAATACATCTGACCGTCTGTTTAAACGCCGCCTTGAGACCGAGGGCGTGGACAGTGCTGTGGTGATCATGTTGGATTTGTCAGGGTCAATGTTCGATGTTCGCACGGTCACTGGTGCTGACGGTAATCCCAAGGTTGTTACCCGCATTGAACAGGCACTGGACGCTACTGCTGCACTGTTGGATACCTTGAATCGGGCGCAGGTCAAGACAGCGGTAGTCAGCTTTGGATCTAATGTTGCGGTGCTGAAAGAGTTCAGCAAGCCTGTACCTGCAACGATTAAATTATTGGCTAAGGTCGTAAATGCAGGGTCAACCAATGACTACCAAGCACTGCGCTACAGCCATGAGATCTTGTACGCTCGCCCTGAGTCACGCAAGGTAGTCTTTGTCCTGACCGATGGTTTCGGTCATGTCGAGGCAACAAGGAAACAGGCCGTCAGCGGTGCAAACATTGGCATCACCACCGTAGGTATTGGCATCGGGTCTGATGTGTCAAGGATCTACGCTCAATCGGTGCAGGTAAATAATGGCGGCAACCTTGGTGATGCATCGTTTAAACAAATCAAATTAGCAGCTTAACGGGAGAATCAAAATGGATACAAGATACACAGCTTTTATGGCGGCACAGGCAACCTTGGTACTGCTCCTTGCATGGGACATGGAGGGGTATATAGCCAAGCTAATGCTCATGTATGGGGCAATGATAGTAGGACATTTGTTAACCGAATTATTCAACGAAGGAGATACAGAATGAAGACAAGCGAACTGACAGGCGCAGCCCTTGACTGGGCGGTAGCGAAGTGCGAAGTAGGCGAAGAGTTTATAGGCGAGATCGATGATCCGCATTTCTACTCTACCGACTGGGCGATAGGCGGTGCAATCATTGAGCGGGAGGGTATGGGTGTGTGGATGTACCAGTGGAACGATCAGGGTGAACCCGAAGAAGGATGGTATGCAGAGGCTAAAGATGGAGACCATGTGAAGACAGGCACAACCCCACTGGTTGCAGCAATGCGCTGCTATGTTGCATCGAAGCTTGGTGATGATGTAGAGATACCTGCAAGTTTAAACAAAGGAGAATGAACATGGAAAGATCTAAACTGATACAGCGGCTTATCTCTGACGATATCTATGATTGGAACGATACAGACAGTCGAGACGATTACCTTGGGACTATCCTGTGTGATGGCTTTGTTGGGTACAACAACCAAACCACCGAGGAATTACAGGCTGAGTGGAACGAACGCCTCGCTTGCAAGAGGGATACAGAATGAAATACGAAGTCAAAGTAAGCGTGACCTACAGCCAAACCATTGTGGTTGAAGCAGAGAGTGCCGCCGATGCTGAGTACAAGGCAACGGATTTGTTCGACATAAAGAAGGCATGGGAAGTGGGAACAGAGGCGTATGTATATCAAGGAGAAACAGAATGACCGCATCAGAACTGATTGCAGAGTTAAGCAAGTTACCACCTGACACGCTCGTTTATGCATGGAAGGGTGACAGGCACGAAGTATTAGACATTGATGACTCCCTGTTGGATCAGGGATACATTGACCTTAACTTAGGAGAATGAGATGAAATTATCAGAACAATTTGCCCTCAACCAGTGGCTGTCCGACTACCCCGATGACATGACCTATGACGAGGTTATTACCGCCTTGAAGGTTGACAATCAATGGATGGTCGATGACATCACCGTGTGGTACTTGGTAGAGAACAACACGACCGATCAGGTCGCCATGTTCATCGAAGACACCAAGGATGCCTTTGAACGAGCCACCGCTGACCAACCGATTCTGTAGGGGCTGACATGACAATAGAGACCAGTAGTTGGTATCACACCAACAAGACCACCGTTTGGACGCACACGCAGTCAGGTGAGATCCTGATTGCAGACTGCACCAACCGATCTATGTCAATGCCGTCACAGCGTTTAAACACTAGGCTGATTACTGCTGCACCTGCGATGATGGAGTTGCTTGAGGATATTAAAAACTACCTTGAGCCTGACCATCTCAACCGCTACGCAGAGATCTGCAATAGTGTTCACACAAGTCAAGGCGATTGATTGTCCGTATGTCCGAGCCGCTAAGTCGAAGTACCCCATCTTGTTGGAAGTGGTCAAAGTTCCACCCAAGAGGGGTAAGTACATCTACTTCAATAAGGTTTGGCATATCGCCCGAATGCAGGATGGATTGCCCTACTATTTAGGGTGCTACGAGACGCTGCATAGGGCTGTTTTCAGCGCAAAATGAGGAGGGTAAGGGGTAGGTAG